CTTTAAGGAAACAATACCACCTTCCTTATACCTTTGCTGGAGAAAAAAGTCAGGAACAGCTAAGGGCTTCACCCCCGTGGCACTGGTATCAAGGGATTTGAAGTAATTGTGCAGGAAGCCAAGCTCCTTCAATCCACTTCCAGAGCGACCCGAGTTGGCCGTATCTAAGACGTCCTGTGTAGACAGGGCTGATTGACCCTCAAGGGCAGCAGTTTGTTCTGGGTTTTCGGCAACGTCAACACCGGGTTTTGCAAAAACACCAGTGGCTGTCTGCCCTACAGGCTTTGGCTGAGAAGGGGCATCACCAGAAAACTTGGTAGTAATCTTGTTTGCAAAGTCAGAGGCCGTCATATTTGGCTTGCCGCCATTTTGCAAAACAGCATCTTCCCCAACCACGGAAGCAGCGGGTTTGTCCCCCGCCTTTAATAGACCAGCATATCCAGAAGCCCCCTGCTGATGAGCAGCATACAAATCAGCCGCCGAAGGATTTTCAATACCCTTTTTCTGCAAGATGTTACGGTTATGCGCTGCTAGTTTTGCAGCAGCTTCTGCGGACTGTTGGAGATCGTAGGGGTCCGTAATCCCATAAGCCTTCTGGTACTTTGGAAGAAACTGAAAATTTCCCGCAGCACCGCTGTCTGGGTTAAAAGTTTTCTTCCCTCCCCCGCTCTCAAGGATTTCGGTACGCGCAAGGTAACCTTCCGGCAGACCATACCGTTGTTCCAGAGAGCTGAAGAGTTCGTTTTTGTTCATCACTGTCTCTTGGCTTGAGCCGCCGTATGGGAACGAGCGAGCGATACGTTAGCACGAAGCTGGGAAATGTCCTCGTTTGACAAGCGACGCTCCTCATCCGCCCGCTCCTTGGCAGCAAGACGACGCTCGTCAAGGTCAATACGCAATGCAGCTTCTTCAGCCTTCTGTTTAACAGCTCTATCGCGGATTTCCAAGTCCTTCGCTTGCAGCTCCATCAAAGGATCCGGACCCTTCTGCGGGCTCAAATCAGCCATGATCTTGTCAATCATCTGCGCTTCGATCTTGGATTGCTGCTGTGCCAGCATTTCAGGGGGAGGTGGCGGGGCCATGCCCTGCAACTGTTGAACCTGTTGCATCATCATACCCTGAGCCGCCAATGCCACATGTTCAAACACATGCCCCAGCAAAATGCCGTACACCTGTGGGCTAGTTTGAATCAACTGCGACTTAATGAAAGCCATATGAGCCTCGATGTGGGCCACATGATCCTGATCAGGGAACGCTTGCAACGCCGGAGCACCGTTGGGTACCAGCATCGAACGAGCGTTCTCGATGGCCGGACCCTGCGGCATGTGCTTCGGAGGAGGAGGCAAAATCATATCGATGTTCCGCACGTCCAATGCAGCGTACATCCGGTGATATGCTTCGTACTGATTATGCAACTGAGGGGCTTCTTTGGCCAACTGCAACTGCTGTTGAGCCAGCGCAATCCTCTGTGTCATACTAAAGATGTTCGGATCGCTGACCGGCATGATATCAATGCGATCATCGAAATCAGATTTCTTCACATCAGGGGTCGCGCCATCCACCTCATAGGGATATACGTCAGGCATATACTCCGCCAGCACCCGACCCAGTAAACGCAATTCCTGTTTTTGGGCATAATGGAGCCGTTTGTGGACGGCACTCATCACCCGTGAGCCGCGTTCCAGCAGAGCGATGGTCGTTCCGACAGGCATTTCTTGGTTGCCGTCGGCCATTCCAAGGTCCGAGGTTCCAATAAACTTCTCAGCAGACGAAACAACAAAGCCCAAGAGCTGCATAAGCGTTTGGCTCGGTTCTTTGTAGGGAAGTGGCAACAGATTCTGCGACAAATCCCCACCGGGAGCGTCGACATCGCGCCATTCGCCCGGTTGCAAGGGCGATTCTTGGTCTTGAATCCGCAGACCACGGGCCTTGAACCCAGCAGGAAGGTTTGCCAGCGTACCGGCGTCAATCAGCTGGCGAAGAATCGACGTACCGCTGCGAGCAAGGTTACCAAGAAGGTGAACAAGGCCGAAACCATAGAATCCAAGGCCCGGAAGAAACTTATAGTGAACAAAATACTGATTCTTTCGTTTGCGGGGGTCTGTTTTGCGGTAATTTCGGCGAATTGACAGAACGTCCCCTGAGTTTGCATCCAATGTAACGATATATGGTAACTTAATACCCGTCGGCTCGTCGTTGTCGTCTAAATCCTCAAAGCCTTCGATATCAAGATAGCAGTGACACTCCCACAAGACGTAGTCTTGGGGGTCACCCGAAGGTTCAATGCCCGAAATCCGGTCAATCTTTTCTTCAATATCCCCACGATCAGCCTCAGTTGGACCTGTCAACTCCACATCGCGGTAAAAACCGGTTACTTGCTGCTTGCGAAGATCGTTTTCCGTGGTGCGTAACACATGTGTTACCCGCTCCGCGGTCATCAGATCACGCGCACCGTAGGGTACAATCAAATCCTTTGGCAAAATATAGGGGCTTGAGGCACGACCAAGGTCGCCATCGTAGTAAACCTTCTTAAAAGCAGACCCACCGTAGCCGACATAAAACAGCATCTGGTCAAATTCAGGGTCATACTCTTCCATGACTTCCGTAATTTGGTAGTTCATGTAGGTTTTTACGCGATCAGCCTGTTGCTCGCGCTCCGGAGTAACCTTTCCAATGATTCGCGTCCGCACTGGACCACTGGCCGGCAGCAACTCCTTGTAGGACTGGGCCTGAAACTGCGTCACAGCCTCGTTCAAAATCGGATGGGTTACGCCAGTCGATCCATTAAACGGTTCAGTGCGTTCCTCATAGGTAAGACCAAGCAGAGTAAGGCCTTCTTCATAAGACTTTTTCCACTCTTCGCGACCGGAATCATCTTCCTCAATAGCGTTTGAGAGGTCTTGGCTAATAGTTGATAGAATTTTGTCGTCAAGAACCAATGCCAAGTTGTCGCCAAAGCCAAGCGAAGAGATGTCCATTTTTTCTGGATCTGTGTCTCCAAAAGTAATTGTAGCTCCACCATCTTCGTCTTCCTCAATTGTGTAATTCTCACCCTCATTCAAATCCTCTTCAGGGATATCCACCTCTGCGCCAAGGTCCGTGGACCGTGGAGCTTCGTACAAGGATTCCGAGATATTGTCGTAAGGGGAATTGGCCATTAGTAATATACCCTGTTACTGGTTCGCGGCTCACTCTCCGCGTAGAAATCGTCCGGATGCGACACAAAGCCACCCTGCCTAAAACGCATCAGGGCTTGAGAAGCGCAGTCTACCAAATCGTCATGGTCACCGTTAGGGAACGCAGCGATCTCCTCGACAACCTCTTCCGCCCAGGATGTTTCAGGTCTCCAAACCAACCCAGACTCAAACAACGAAGCGATAGAATTCAGTCGTATATGCTTATCATTACCACGGCTCGGCGTAAAGTCCACCGCGGGTATGCCCACGGCCCGCAATTCCTGTAGTAACGGTAATCCCGCAGCCTTTGCTTCAATCAGTACCGTTTCTGGCTCCCAGTACTTGTATTCCTCCAAAGCGATGCGCTTCAGGTCGGGAAACTCCCAGCGGCCCTTCTTGCTATCCAAAAGTATAACATTCGCCGGCCCGTCCTCCTTGGGATAAAAAATACCCCACGTCTGAATCGCGCTAAAATCCGCCGTCTTCTTCTTCGTATGCGCCGTATCATACGACTGCATTACATATTGCAAACGGGGAATCTTCTCGGGTTCCCAAATCCGCCACCAGTCACGCTTGATGATCGAGGCGGTGTCGGACGTGGGTTGCTGCATGTACTGCGCTTGCCACTTGGCCATACCGATAGATGCCCGAATCTTCTCCAGCTCGTCCAGCTTCCAGTATTCTGGCCACAACGGCGCACCGCTGTCCAAAATTGCCGGAAACTCCACAATTTCCCACTGATCGGCCTTCGGGTCTAGTGCAGACTGCTTCAAAAGCCGAGCCGTCAAATCAGCCTCCCCCCATCGCGTCATAACAACGACGATAGCACCTCCAGGCTGTAAACGCTGACGAGGACCAGCAGTATACCAATCCCAAGCATTCTCCAAAGCTGTGGGAGACATAGCGTCCTGTTCCGAATGTGGATCGTCGACGATGAACAAGTCAGCTCCGCGACCAGCAATATTACCGCCAACACCAGCAGCGTAATATTCTCCGCCATCGTCCGTCTCCCAGCGATACGCCGCCTTACTGTCAACCCGCAGCCGAACATCAGGAAAAATTCGCTTGTACTCGTCCGTCTCCATCAGGTTCTTGACCTTACGACCAAACCGTGTCGAAAGGTCCGCCGTATGGGTGGCTTGCATAATCTTCTTGTGCGGCATACGGCCAATGAACCAGCTCGGAAACAGATAGCTCGCAAACTCCGACTTCGTATGCCTCGGCGGCATATTGATAATCAACCGCTTCAATTCGCCACTGGCCACCCGCTCCAGCTTCTCCGCCACGATCTTATGGTGGTGGCCGGCAATAAAACTCGGCCATACAAGATTTACATAGTCCAAAAAATTGATCCGGCTCTTTTCCAAAGTCGACAATTTCGCCGCTCTGTCATATAGCTGTGCAAACTTCTTGAGGATTTCTTCCGGTACTTTCTCTGGACCAAGGGCCACGGGGCGTTCTCCACCAACAGAAATGGTATATGCATGGGCCACGGAACACGGACCATTGACCTATATGATATAGCACGGTTTTTCTCCCGCGTAAAAGTGGGAGCACAAAACATTTGCTGGAACTACAGAGGCAAGAAGGGTCCGTTTGGTTACGGAAACTTCACACATAACAAACAGAAGATAGGGGCGCACCGATTCTCCTACATCCTGTTCCACGGGCCGATAGGCGATAACCTCGTCATCCGACACCGCTGCGATAACCCCGCATGCGTCAACCCCCACCATTTGGAATCCGGAACCCAACTCGACAACATCATGGATCGAGTGCTGCGAGGCAGGAGCGCACGAGGAGCGCAAAACGGAAGAACGACAATTACAGAGTTGGAAGTGCTGGCCATTGTCCGTGATCCACGGTCCGCTAGGCTGGTGGGCCTCGACTACGGGGTCAGTGGGTCCACGGTGCTCAATATCAAACGAGGCAAGTCGTGGGGCAGCGTTACAGGGATAGAGTTTTTACCGACGCGGCGGTCAAAATGAGGGTGGCGGGTGGAACGGTGGACGCTGTTCTGCTTTACAGTCCCCAAGAAGGCGAAACAGCAAAAAGCCTTCGCCCCGCCAGAGGTTAAACCTTCCCGTCAGCCCAGCCCCGATTACGAGACTTCGAGATAACACGAAGGTTAGACTTTTTGTTCGTGCCGCCAGATCGCAGCGGCTTAATGTGATCGACGTCCAGTCCGTCGCCCTTGGATACCTTGCCACCCTTCTTCATCAGGTTACGGGCGGCATTACGCTCGTCCCGCTTTTTGATTTGCTCGGGACGGTGGTTGTAACCGCGAGACAGCTTCTTGATTTGCGAAGGAGTGCGGTGGGAACTCGGATCACGGACTTCTTTTGCCATGGTCAAAATTCATAGATTTTTTTTACCCCCCGGTCAATAGGGTACCTTAAAAAGAGAAAGGGGGGTCTTTTCTGGGGGCCAACTTTTACGAGTTGCTCACAAACTGTGGAAAATCGGATTTATAGGATGATGGCGACGAAAGCCGGCCAAAAAGGGGGGTCGGGGTGTTTGGACCGTTGCAGACTGGTATTGGAAATCGCATAGGGAACCTAGGCCGTGGCATGGTTCTTGCATCTCACGCGCGCGCGTTCCTTTATACCATCGCGCAGGATCCATGCTCCTGGCGCATAGCAGACATGCAAAAAAAAGTCTGGCACAAAAAAAACATAATGTTAAATTGTAAACACTAACCACGCCGCAGAAAGGGTAACACTATGGACAACCTCAAAACACTAATCAGTCACTACATTATCGGCGACCCCGACGGCCGTTATTTAGAGGGTTTTTTCAGCAAGCTTGACGAAGCAAATTGGGTTGCCGCTCGTCTTAACCGTGACCTTGATCGGCAACGCGATGAAGGTGGTCGCTATTCTGTCGGGGCAGTCGATCATAATGGCGACGCTCACTTCGATATCTAATTAACCTATTGCCAATAGAAAGGGTAAACATCATGACAAACTATCAAACAACCGTCGACGAACTTGGCCATATCAAAGCGCAGATTGCTGAACTAACCAAAGCCGAAAAACAGCTTGCCGATATCTTGAAAGCTTCAGGCTATGCTGAGATCGATGGCGATTTGTTTCGGGCTGCTATCGTATGGACCGAACGGGTCACGCTGAACTCGGACCGTGTTCGTGAGGTTCTCTCGCCAGAAGATATCGCTTATTGCGAACAGAAAGCGGAAGTAATGAGCGTACGCGTGTCGGCTCGAAAGAAAGCGGTCGCATAATGATCCGCACAATCATCTTAGACTTGCTCCGCGATATCGCGGAGCTTGTTTCAATCGCAATCTTTTTAACAGGCCTAATGGCCGTTCTTGTGGGGCTTTAACATGCAAAAACGTTCACTTTCAACCATCGCTCGTGAGATTAGGGCAGACTGGAAAAAACCATACTTTGGGGCTGTCCCATACTTGGACGCGATGTTATCGCTCGATAGCATTGACGATGAGTATTATTACGATAGTGCCGAAACGATAGTGATCTACTTTTTGGCCAATGCCGCGACATATCGTGGCGAGACTGCAAAGCGCATAAAGCTTGAACTCAAAGCAATCTTGAAAGGTTAATCCAATGATCAATTCAGCAATAGAAATGCTTAAAGTTTTAAAACGCAACTTGTTTCGCGGCATACTCTTGTATCAAGGTCCAAGCGCATTGGACGGCAAACCTATTGCCGTCATAGCAAACCGTATCACGACGGCAAGCATCAATTCCAAAACGGGAGATATGGTACAGACTTTCATAATCCGGTCGGATATCGACACAATGACGGCACTAAAAACAGGCGATGACGTGTCAGTCTGCGGTGATTGCATGCATCGGCCGGCCAATAACGGCTCATGCTATGTGAACGTCGGTCGTTCTGTCATGGCTGTGTATGGGGCTTTGACTCGAGGTCGCTATGCAAAACCTGGGGTTGATTATGATCCGGCAATCCTGCCCGATTTGTTCAAGGGTCTTGCTTTCCGTGCCGGTACTTATGGTGATCCGACGGCTGCACCTTTCCAAGTGTGGAGGGCAGCCACACTAAAAACGATTGCGATAAACGGTTATACGCACCAATGGCGTGATCCGCGGTTCGCGTCGTTCAAGACTTTCTGCATGGCGTCGGCCGATAGTGAGGCCGATCACGTCGACGCTCGAGCGGCCGGTTGGCGCACATTCCGCGTCAAACAATTAACCAGTCCCATGCTTTCCGGTGAAATTGCATGCCCTGCTAGTGCCGAGGCCGGATACAAAACAGATTGTGCTTCATGCCGCGCTTGTGGCGGGACAAGCGCAAAGGCGAAAGTGTCCATTGCAATCAATGCCCACGGTCCGACTAAAAACCGGTTCCATTGACAGTAGGGCCGGCCGGCCCTACCCTATCCGCGTTTCCTCCCGAACTCGCCCCGCCCAGTGCGGGGCTTTTTTTGTCTGCGATTCCGCGCAATCCTAATCTCGGTGCTGTCGATGCTGTCGGTGGCAATCGGACCACGGGCCACGGACCTTATGCCGCTTCGCGCAATCCTCGGTTCGGTGCAGTCGATGCCGTCGGCCATAACGGTGGCGTCGAGGCCACATAATCAAGGAACACGGACCACGGATCACGGTACTTGAGTACCAGATCAGGCACCACGGTGCCGTCGGCATCCTCCTGCAATTCCCGTACCAAGTGACCACCGAAAATTTTAATAGTTCGTGTGTCAGGGTGGGAGATCAGGTTATAAAGATATCTTGATACGGTTGATCGCTTGGTTTGCCATGCAACTTGTGCGGGTCTCCAGAGGTCAAGGGTCTTGAATTTTTTGGAACGGCAGACCTTCAATTCGCACCACATCTCAATGGCCATTTGCTGGCCATTAGAAGCCCATACAAAGGCACCATTGATGTCGGGGATACCAGCACCCGCCCAAGCCTCAACACGCGTCCAGTGTACGTCCTTTTCAGTCCCTCTCTTCAAGCTCTGCCATAATGCTTTCTCGGTCTGCATATGAGATGGTCTCCAGATCGTCGGGGTTGCGGGGGAGGGCGACCATATCGATGGTCGGAGCGGTCGATGCGGCCAGCATCGGGAACTCGGTTTGCAGTCGTTTGATCTCGGCCAAAACCTCTTCCTTGGACATCTGATCGATCTTGCCCACAAGGATTTCAGAACGGTTGATGTAAAGCCCTGCGGCATGGCCTCTGGCCTTCTCAGCGGCAACAGCGGCAGTATATTGCCCCTTGTCGATGGCGGCATCCCTGATCCGAGCCATCTGCATCACATGATTGTCGAAGGTGACCTCGAATTTGACGGCCAGTTCTTCCTTGATCTCGGCGATGCGCTGAATGATTTTCGGAAAGTCTCGACCGTTTAAGAACTTGCTTCCGGCCACCAGAGCGGTCTGCTCTGAATACCCCGCCTTTCGGGCGGCCTCAGTGCGAGTGACGTTCTCGGTGGCATATATCTTACAGAAAAGCTCCTGCTTCTCGGTCAGCCCCTTCTCTAGTTTCGGGTTAACCACATGCTCAAGACGTGGTCGGTGTGTCTCTTTGGCCTTCGCCATGCAACCTCCTGCGGTCGTTTGTCCTAAGAACAGATGCAAGTCTATCATAGATTGTAACAAATATACAGTGTAACCCTTTGAATATAGGACTTATAGGGGGTATAGCGGGTTTTTGAAAAAAAGGTGACCGCGGTCGCGCCCGCGGGCGAGAACAAAACAACATTTTCTGTGCGCGCGACGGAACTAATGATAGAATTCACAATCTCTGAAAAAGCACTATACCCCCTATAAGTCCTATATTCAAAGGCTTACAGACTATATTTAGTTACATTTGATGATAGAGTTGCTTCTGCTATGTAGAAACTTACTGGGTATGTTCATGGTCCGTGGGCCACGGAACGCACCCCCCGCCCCTCGGACCGCGCTAATTACTAGCCCACCCGCTCTAATACTTCGCTCACCCCCTCAGGATCCTGCGCCCAGCGCATAGCTGCCCCCACAAACAAACATGGATCGGGTCTGTTTTTTCGCTTGACCCTGAAAACATACCCCCCTATTCTCAACACATCGAAACACGGCAACCGCAGAAAGGGGCCACCGATGTCGAACGCAGACCAGACCTACCGCGACTTGTACAAGAAGACCACCGAACAGATCATCGAACTGATGATCGCCACTGGCATCAACCCAGAAGACAATTACGACGACCATGCCTTCGCCACCCTGTTCGACATGGGTGCGTTGCATCTGATGACCCGCCTCGACGGTCCCGACTTCTCGAAGGTCATGAACCGCATCGGTGACATCGCGGTCGAGAAGTCCGATAACGAGGCTGGCGAGGTTCCCTTTTGGTCCTATGACCGTCATGCCGATCCTATCGACAA